TGAACATTACATGACATAGTGAAATATATTATTAAACGGAAGAATTTCGTGGGTAATAACCCAATGGTTGGTGCTACAGTAGCAGTTGCCGTTTCCATCGAAGAAGCAGCCGAGGCAGGCAAGTTCTAAATAGACCTTACAATTTGAAAAGACATTAAACCCAGGAAGTACCGTAATCACAGCGATTGCGGTACTTTTTTGGTGCCTTGAAACGAGAAAATGAAATGTGGTGTGAGAAGTGCTGAAAAGTAGTGAAAATTGGAAAGTAGGAAACCGGTAGGTAACAAGTAGGAAACATGGAGAAGGTAACACTTTTTGAGGCATCTGTAGAAAGCAGAAATACCGCAACCACGTGGGTTACGGTATCTTTTCCAGCTCGGCTCTGAGCCATTCCAAGTCACGGTCTGTATAAGCAGCTTCGGTTATGTCGGTGATTCTGTGACCGACAAGTTTCTTTATGGTGTATTCGTCAACCTCAGCCTTCTTTGCCATTGTGATGAATGTCATTCGGGGATCATGCGGTCTATGATCGTCACGAAGTTTGAGAGCAGCGATAACCTTATCGAAACGGCCGGCATATTTGTCATAAGTGATCGTCATGCCGCCTTTGGGAGAATCCGGATCGTTAAAGAGGCGGGTGCTGCCAAGTTCAACGGCGCAGTCGTAGTTCTTCTTTACCAGGTCGAACACTTTAGGGTGTATTGGTACCATGCGGTGCCGTCCAGCCTGGGTTTTCATTCCGCCGACAATGTAGCGTTCGTCCAGGTGTACGTCCTCTAATTCCAGTATGGCGAGTTCTTGTGGGCGCCATCCCATGTAGCACTGTATGAGAATCCAGTCTACAAAGCGGATCTTGCCGAGGTTGTCCCAAAGGGTCTGCATTTCGGATTCCTGGAAGATGATGTGGCCACGTTTCGCCTCTTCCTTTTCTTTAATGATGTCGTCCGACAGTTCAAATGTCCGGGCGTAGTTCTTATCTACAAGCTCATATTCGAGAGCATAGTCCAGCATTAGATTGAACATAGACTTGATCCTGGATTTGGTACCAGCAGATGCAAGCACCTTTTCGCCTTTGTTGGCTCCACGTGAAGGGATAATATAGCCGTCCTCCATAATTCCTTTGATATGGCGGGCACGCAGGTCCTTGACGCGCATACCGGCAATGGCGTGGCAGTAGCTCCATGCCGATTTGATGGTACGGCAGGAAGATTCGCTTTCCAGGGTAGCAAAGTATGCTGCAGTCCATTTTTCGTAAAGCTCAGCGAGAGTCATTGAGGCGTTCTGTATATCGTAAGGATTGGCTCCATACTCAGCGAGTGCCTGCAGAGCTTCCTTTTTGGTTTTGAACGTCCCCAGGGGTACACGGTTCTGCACTGTCTTTCCGGTTTGTTCGTCCGTAGTCCAGCCGAGAGTGACACGGGCCAGGTACGGCTTACGCCTGTTTCCGGAAAGTTTGGTTACGCTGCCGTAACCGTTAGGTAGTTTCATCCGGTAACCTTACTGATTCCACAGCCGCAGGCAGGCCGGAGAAATCCGTTTTGATCGGTTCCAGTTTGAGAAGAGAGGACAGAGAGATTTTCTTCTGTTCCGGAACCTTCTCATTAAGAACCGATGTAGGGAGTACATAAAAGTCCCAGTAGTCCAGGTCCAGGATTGAAACATCACGTGTACGAGCGGTAAAGACGCAGAACACATACAAATCATTGTTACGCATAGCCTTAGAGGCGTAGGTAGCTCCATCCCAGGCAAGTTTCTTTGCAATGTCAAAGATGATCTGAGAGTATGTATCTTCCGGAGACCAGGCCTGCAGGTAAGCAGACGATTTAACCTCAATCCGGAGTCCGGAAGGAGAAGTGAGGTCAAAAGGGAGCCAGTCTGTGCGAACTGCATCTTTTGCACCAAGAGCAGAGTGCACGAGAAATTCTGCAAGCACTCCACGCTGAGTATTGTTAAGAAGGTCAGAGCATGACCAACGCCAAAAGTCCTGCAGGATGATAGAAGTATCAGAACCATGCAGGGTAAATGGTTCATTTCCGTTTAGTTGTTCCATGATTTCCTCCGTATCTTTCCAGGAGCGTCCACAGGACACGCTTATCATCGCTGGAAGCGATTGAATACAAGGACACGAGCATTTTATCGTCCGGGACATTGTGAAGTCCGAGAAGGTAGTCTACGGAAACGTCGAGTGCATCCGCAAGGAGAATAGCATTATCGACAGTAGGTGTTCGCAGTCCGTTAAGGTAGCGTGAAATTGTAGCTGCAGTCACACCGGAAAGAGTAGCCAAGTCGTTACCGTTCAAGTGGCGTTCCTGCATACATTGAGACAGACGCTCTGAGAATCTGTTAATATCCATAGGCGTAACCGGACAGACCGGCACCACGTATGGAGTAGTCTAATAGTTTCCTGCACTCCAAATCCGAAAGCGGACCATAGGAGCGGATCAGCCCGAACAGCTGCAGATCAGTAAGCATAAGTTTACGCTGCAGGAGACGGATTTTCGCAACAGTACCGTAGGAAGTATTCCTGGTACCATGATTACAGCTGTCACAAAAAGAGGAGAGATACAGAAGCAATGCAGCGGCATCGTTCCCGGACCTCTCCTCATTGCGTGCCAGCTCAAAGTATTTGTTATTCATAGGCACATCTCCTCAATACCGGCCGTAAAGTCGGTACCATTCTAAACTGATAATCTTTTTTCCTTATCGAGATATTTCTGAGATTCTGTGTAGGCTTTCAAGAAGCCTTTGAGTTCCCCGATAAATTCAAATTTTTTGTTCTCCGGCAACGCCCGGTACAAATCAAGAAGTTCATCCTCTTCTGCAGTAGTGAGCTTGCGGGCAGGAGCCTCTTCGCCAGTGAGCAGATAATGAACGGACACGCCCAGGAAGTCAGCAATAGGTTTGATATACTTTGCTGGCGGGTCGCTATTGCGAGTTTTCCAGGTAGACATAGTGGACGTGCGTATGCCGAGACGATCGCACAGGTCAGTGGCTTTTTTGTCCCGCTTTTCAAGGGTTTCTGTGATTCTTTCAATGATTTCCATAGGCAACCTCCGATATGAAAATAATACGCAAATAAGAGTAAAAACATTTACAAACTCGCATATACGTGTTATAATAAATACATGAAATACAAAACAATTCAAAGTTGCGAGCTGAGATATTGTGCGTGTATTTCGTGCGTCTGTTTGCGAGTTTGTAAAGAGGTTTACTTACATTATAGCACGCAAATCAGAAAAGATAAATAGTTTTTACACAAATGCGAGAAAGGAGTGAAACGCAAGCATGAAGTCCGAGAGGACAATCAAAGATACGGAGCGCAAGCGTGAAGAGGATTTATACTGTGTGTTCCGGATAGAAAAAGCGACCGAAATGTACCGTGAGGAGTGTGAAAAGAGCGGAAGCGAAGAGGCGAAGCGCCGTTACAGAGAGTTAAGCATGATGTACCTGGACGAAAAACCTTACACGGTGCAGGAGATTTCGGAAGTAGAAAACATAAGTGATAAGACCGTCTACAAGGACATAGGAATAGCTTGTGGCATTGTGGCTATTTACTTACTGGGTGCGGATTTCTAAACGCTCCCTGTGGCTGTAAAACAACCTGGTAGAAAATGAGTAGGTTGCATAAAGAATTACCAAGTGGTAATATGCTAATTAGCCGATAACCCAAATGTCACCCCTAAAAATAGCCAGTTGTATTTCTTCCCAACGGCAGGCAAGGCAAGGCGAAATCCCTGCCGGTTAGCCGAAGAGGAAATGTGAACAATCGGTTAAATAAGGCTATTTCAGTGTACTTAGGCAGGTCTGTATAGTATAATAAAACTATAAACAACCAGCATTAAAGGAGTGATTGAGATGGCAATTTGGATTAGCAGGTATAGTAACAAAGAGTTACAGAGTGGTAAGTATTACCCGGTTGGAATCAGCATCGGGACACCGAAGTTTCCGCTGGGGTACATGCTGAGAAAGCAGTGTTATTCGCTGGCACCTAAAGGCTATATGTTGAATATGGAGCTTGAAAGATTCAAGCCTGCATATTACGAAAAGCTGGAAGGTATCGGTACAGACAGAATCATTGATATGGTTCAGCGAATGGACGAAGAGGCAAGAGCCGAAGGAAAAGAGCTTGTGCTTCTCTGCTACGAAGATGTGAGAGTACCGGGTGACTGGTGCCACAGAACTGTATTCGCTGAATGGTGGGCGGAGCAGACCGGAGAACTGATCGAGGAGTTATATGATCCGTCAGAGCCGAAGGTCAAGAAGCCTGCAGCAAAGAAAGAAAGCAAGGAACCTGTCAAGAAGGCAGTCGAAGCCAGGAAGGAAGAGCCTGGTTACGAGCAGCTGAGTTTGTTTGGTTTGGCAGGGATTTAATCATAGCATCCGGAACTGGTGTAAGTAGCACGTGGCTATTCCATAGTTAAGGTCCTGTTCATCGCAGGGTTCCGGTCCAAAAACAACGGCATCGCCTCCAAGACGGAAGCGGTGCCTTATTTGTTATCATGGAATGTACACCGGTGTCCTTTGTGGTCCGGTGTCTTTTTGTGCAATATGCTGAGGTGGGTATCAAAAATCCCAGGTGTTATACCAGGGAACCGCCCCAGCTTTTTGTATATATTGAACAATTTTTAGGGAAGGAGACAAGGAAATGGCATTTTTTATGGACCCAGGAGCAATGTTCTTGGGGTGTTTAGGTCCGTCGGAGCAGAAGTTTCTCGTTACTCTGATAGAGACTGCAGCAAAGTCCGGATATACAAGGTTCGTTGAGCCATGTGCCGGTACCTTTGCTACGGCGAACCTGGCAGTACAGAATGGGTTTAAGCCGGAGCAAATCGAGACAATCGAGATTTGGAACGAAGAGGACGGACCTATCGCACGTATCAAGGTATGCATCGCAGGAAGCGGACTTGCAGAGGACGAGACAGTGATCGACACGAATAATTGCCCTTGGGCGATGGAGTTTATCGAGCAACACGGTTTCGGGCAGGCTACCGGCAGAATGGTAAGAAGCGGTTACTGCACATATCCGGTAGTAAAGCTGGACATTGAGAAAATCGGTGAGTATTTGGAGGTGGCGTAATGGAAAGAGTGTATTTCAGCATCAATGAGGCCGGAGCAAAGACGGCAAACGATATGATGTCATTCAGCGAGTATAAGACCGAGAGCAAGACTGCTGGTTACAAGGCACAGGTCGATAAGGCATACGAGCTGGCAGAGAAGGTAATCGAGGCAAGACCAACCGAAGAGGAAAGAGTGTCGAAGCTCTGCGAGAGATATTCGAGACGACTGGCTCAGAACATCAACAAGGATATTCAGATCGGCATGATGTGTCCGTCGGTAATGATTTCCGGAGCAGGAAACTTCCCGGTCAAAAAGAAGGAAAAGCAGGTAGCGGCATGGGATAAGAACCATGAGGACTATAAAGAGGTTGAGGCAATCCTTGGAAAGATTGAGGCAATTTTTTATGGCAAGGACGTTATCAAGTCTGATGATGAGAACGCAATCGAGAAGCTGCAGGATAAGGTTGACGGATTGAGAGAGGACCAGGAGAGAATGAAGCAGGCCAACAAAGCAATCCGTATGAAGGACAAAGAAAAAGGCGATGCAACGCTGCATGACATGGGATATACAGACGAACAGATCGCCCAGTTGAGAGAACCGGACTTCTGCGGAAGAATCGGTTTTCCGGATTATATGCTGACGAACAACAACGCCAATATCCGAAGATTGGAAGGAAGAATCAAGAGCCTGCAGAAAACGAAGTCCCAGGGAACACAGGAGAGCAAGAATAAGTTTTTCAAGGTCAAGGAGAATGTGGAGGCTATGAGAATCCAGCTGTTCTTTGAAGGAAAGCCGGAACCGGAGGTAAGAGATATTCTGAAAAGCAATGGGTTCAGATGGGCACCGTCGGTAGGTGCATGGCAGAGACAGCTCAACAATAATGGAAAATATGCGGTAGAGAGAGTTATCAGAGAGCTGGAAGAAATGGAGGCGGCAGAGTGAACATGAAGTTAGAACCGAGAAAGGCTACAGATCGAGGTGGCTGGTTGTGTATGCCACTGGTAATAAACGGACCGGAGGGAAAACCTGGTTGGAAAAAGGTACGTTGCCCGGAATGCGGGACACTCTGCTGGCAGAGACCGGAGGATGCAGGGGTCGTTAAGGCATCACACCTTGACGGTGCGGTATGTACCAAGTGTGCATTAAGAAAGGCAGGTGATGTAGTGTGACATTACGAGAGGCAAGCAAAGGAGTAGTTAAATCCGGAGGAGGAACCTACAACATTGGTTTTAACGATGGAGACGAGACACAGTTTGATGTTCAGAATCTCGAAGAACTGCGGGAGTGCTGGTCGGAGTTCTGCAAGGAAGAAAAGGTTGATCCTGGATGCGTAGACTACGTGGAAAGGGTGAGTTAGTGGAAGTTCTAACAAGAGCCATAGCAAATGAATACAGAGACAGGGCGTTGCTTCTGCCGTCAAACGGACTGCAGGACATTGGAGAAAGAAGAAAGTTGCGGGAAGAACTGCAGACCAGGTGTAATCTGACAGAGCTGCAGGCGGTGAATATCATAAATGGTTTTCACATTCCGGACTATGTGAGAATTGCAGAAGTAAGAGCAGCAAAGGAGGCGCAAGAACATGAGAATTGAGAAAGAAGGATTTGTGTTACACCTGGAAGGAACATGGTGCGAAATCTCAAATAAGTACGCTGTTTTGGAAAGCGGAGACGTAGCAGTAAATGAAGAGGATATTCCTGCAGGGTTCGCAGAAAAGAAACTGGATCGCTATATCGAAACGCACAAGATCAGAGGATATGGAAAGGTTGACGGATGTGTGAAGAGGGTTGCGTGTGATGAAAGAACGAAGGAGTACACTCAGCTGCAGGCAGTAAAGCTGGACGATGATACATATATGGTGCAGGAGTTTGATAATGAGTTGGTATTTATGGGCGAGTTATGGAGCGGGTGCAAATATCCGGATGAAGTGCTTGACTGGATGAAGAGCAACTATGAGATTGAGAGCTGTCTGACTGCAGAGGTTTACCGCAGCAGTTTGGGAGATTGCACGAATAACGGCATATCTTCCTATGCGAGAGAGTTGTATATCCTGGATGCACAGAAAGGTCCTTTTGAACCGGACGACATCAGACAGTGCGTGTATATTGAAAAGCGTGAGATTATGGGGCAGGAGTACGTTGACTGTAAGCCTGCATACTGCCGGAAACGCTGGTATATGGCAGGCGGCAATATTCTTTACACATCGGACAGCAGATTCAAACAGATTACCGGAATCAGCTACCCGATTGCTATTCACGACAGATACGAAGGGAGGTAGGAGATATGGTAATTGTCGGGTACTACGCACATGGCAATAAGCACTATGTAGCTTTCAAGGACGAGACAGATGCGAAGGACAGATTTATGATTACGGACGGATTTCACGACAGACCGGTTACGGAAAGAAACCAGGGAAAGTATGAAGGGTACGTGAAAATCGACAAAGCAGAGTGCAATATCAAGAAGATTATCGGCCGTATTCGAGGCACAAGACCATGGCATCCGCTTCTGAGATTGCTGCAGAAGGAAGCAGGGTAAATTTTTTTACCATAAAAGCTCGCAAATGTGAGCGCTGGAAAATATAAAATTCGCAATATGCGGTATTGGCTAAGAGATTAAGGAGGACAGGCAATGGAAGTTAAAGGAATCGTAACTATTGGATTGGAGCATATCCACCCACACCCGGACAATCCGAGAAAAGATCTCGGAGATTTGACAGAGCTGGCAGAGTCCATTAAGAAGAATGGAATTATGCAGAATTTGACGGTAATTCCGAAAGAAGGAGAACCGGGAGAATACATCACAATCATCGGTCACAGACGAAGTGCGGCGGCTAAGCTGGCAGGCGTTACAGAGGCACCCTGCAGGGTTGTAGAAGGCATGACAGACAAAGAGCAGATGTCAACGATGCTGGAAGAAAATATGCAGCGTAATGATCTGACGATTTGGGAACAGGCCCAGGGATTTCAGATGATGCTTGACTTGGGAGAAACAGAGGACACAATCGCTGAAAAGACCGGCTTTAGCAAGAAAACAATCAGACACCGCTTGAATATCGCAAAACTGGATTCCAAGACGCTGATGGAGAAAGAGAGACAGGACGGCTACCAGCTGTCACTTACGGATTTGTACGAGCTGGAAAAGATCAAGGACGTAAAGACCAGGGACAAGATTTTGAAGGATTCCACAGATTCGAGAGATTTGGCAAGAAGAGCAATCAACGCTCAGAAGGAGCAGAAACGCCAGGAAAACATGAAGTTGTACGTGGCAATGATGAAGAAACTGGGATTAAAGAAAGCTCCGAAGGAAGCGGACAGTGAGTTTTACACGGATAAGTGGGAACGCATGAAGGACTACAGCCTCGACAAGGAGCCGCCTAAGACAATGAAGTTCGAGGACGATGGCGAGCCGATGTTCTACCTGGAAAGATATGGAACATTGTACGTGATCCGTAAGAAAAAGAAGGAAAAGAAGGTGCTTACGCCGGAAGAGGAAGCCAAAAAGCAGAATATGCGCAACAAGAAGCAGATCAAGGCAATTCTGAAAGAGGCCGCCAATACGAGAAAGGTGTTCGTCGAAGGCATTTTATCCGGAAGAATCCCGAAGGTGACAGACGAAAGTAAGATTGAGGCAGAGCTGTTCGAGCAGATGATGGATTGGGAGACATTCACAGGTCATAATAAGCTGATTGAGTTCTTTGTTGGGTGCGAGGTTTACAATGCGCCGGAAGAAGAAAAAGAAGCAGCACGTAAGAAAATGCAGGGACTCAGCGTGCTGCAGAAACTTCTCTGCCTGGTATCCGCAATGGTCGCTGACGCAGATTTGGTTGAGTGGAATTACACATACAACACGGTCAAAGGCGAGAAGGTGAAGGCGTTCTACGGAATACTGGAACAGTACGGTTTCCAGTTTCTTAACGACGAAGAGAAGGGCGTGGTCGAAGGAACCAGCGATTTATATGTAAAGAAAGAAGGTGCAAAGTAGCATGAAGAGAGGACAGATTTACTACGTCAGAAGCAATTACAGAGAAGAGGGAAGTGAGCAGCGGGGGGGGCGCCCAGCGGTTATAGTGTCAAACGATAAGAACAATGCGAACAGCAACACGGTCGAAGTGGTATATATGACGACCAAACCAAAGACCGACCTTCCAACTCATGTATATATTGAGTCAGCGCTTAGACCATCAACACTCTTGTGTGAGCAGATTTCCACGGTTTCAGAGGAAAGAATTGGAGAGTGGATTGGAGAACTGACAGAAAGCGAAGTACAGGATTTGGATATTGCCCTGGCGGTTTCGTTAGGAATGAAGTGTGGGCCAGGGCAGTTAGATACGGACACATTAGAACATTTGAATAATCTGCAGGCGGAACTCGACAGAACCAAAGCCGAGCTGAGGGAAGCAAAGAGTGGTACGGACTATAAGCTGTTATACGACCAGCTGATTGAGAAAATGCTCAGCAGATAGAAAGGAGACACGAGATGTACCTACTGGAAGAAGATTTGAAATTTCCAAAGGACAGTTTCAAAAGCATGAAGTACCAGCCGTATGAGATGAAGCCGTCATTTTCTATGGTAAGAGTATATCAGTGGTGGAATTATTGGTATGGAGAGGTTTACATATCATTCAGCGGCGGACTGGATAGTACAGTCTTGGCGTACATAGTGTGCCAGGCGTACAGAAAGTATAAATTGACCGGTAAAATTCCCTTGGTGTTTGCGGACACCGGGACGGAATTTCCGGAAATCAGAGAGTTTGTTAAGACATATACGGAATGGCTCAAAGAGCAGTTCCCGGAACTCGATATTGAGTTGGTAGTGATCCGGCCGAAGCATAGTTTTAAGTGGGTGTGTGAAAACAAAGGATTTCCGATTACAAGCAAAGATACAGCAGGAAAGATTAGGAAACTGAGACATGGAAAGCTCAGCGAGAAATACAGAAACTACTTGCTCAACGGAGATAAGAGAGGAAAATTCGGAATGCTGGCGAAGAAGTGGCAGTATTTGACGGACACGGAACGGATGCCTGCAGACATTTCAGAGTATTGCTGTGAGGCACTAAAAAAAGAACCGTTCAAGAGGTATGTCAAGGAGACGGGCAGACAGCCATTTATCGGCATAACACAGGACGAGAGTTTCAGAAGAGAGAACCAGTACAACCACACGGGATGCAATGTGTACGACGGTCACACAATAAAGAGCCAACCTATGGGATTTTGGCCGAAGAATGAGGTTATCCAGTATGCGGTAGAGCAGCGCATCCCAATCTGCAGCGTGTATGGAACGCCATACCAGGACAAGAAAGGCAACTGGTACTTTACAGGAGAACAGAGAACCGGCTGTTGCGTGTGTGGCTTCGGGTGCCACTTAGAGCCGGTGCCGAACAGATTGCAGCGGTTGAGAACATCCGATAACGATAAGCACAGGAGAATGTGTGAGGGCTGCCTGCAGATAAAAAATCACGGCATGACATATGAGCAGGCATTGAATTACGCAGGAATACCAACGGAGGAGGTGCAGGAAGATGAATAGCAGGCCGGAGATCACGGCGATGTTGTCACTCTCAATCCAGCGGCACATCTGCCCGAACAATGATCCGAGAATTTACTGGGCCAGGGAAGTGACTTTCGACTACGCCACCACGAATGCGGTGCGAGTGGATTTTATGAAATTCAAGCCGGTAAACAATACGGTGTCCGGTATAGAGAAGGGAGACTTCTACTGCTACGAGGTTAAGTCCTCGGTAGAGGATTTTCACTCGAAGAACGGTCATAACTTCCTGGGAGACTACAATTACTACGTGATGCCGGAAGAAGTGTACGAGCAGATTAAGAAAGAAATCCCATACCAGGTAGGCGTGTATGTTCCGGATGGAATGAACTACCGGGGTGAGTGGTACGACCTCAAAGCAATCAAGAAGGCAAAGAGAAAAGATAGAAGCAGGCCGGTATCAGAAATGCTGTTGATGATGTTCCGGTCTGCAGCGAGAGACAGGAGGTGCCGGAATTGAAGCTGAGAAGATGTAATAAATATATGTTTCAGACAGTGAAGTGCAGTAAATACATGAGAAAAATTAACGATGGAAAATGTATAACACTTCTGACTGGGGACGAAACAGAAAACGGAAAGCCTGCATACTTTTACACAGATTACTCAGAGAAAAAAGAGAAAGACAGATTTAGGGAGGTTCCGGCAGAAGATTGGGGCGGTGGAAATTTTATGAAAACATATTATGAACCGTCAGAAAAGGAGTTTGTTGGAATTATTATAGGCATGAAGATAATTGTGGTAAAAGCGGAATTGTTTTGCGACACAAATTATGGGTACGATGGCTCGGAAAAAGATTACATAGGAAGAGATGTAAAAGAGCAAATGAAAGTCGCTATAGTTGCCTATGGATGCAATAAAACAAGGCTTGTACCAATGGATAGCTTTGAAATAATAAAGGAGGAAGATAAATGCTGATATTACCAATCAAGAAGAAGTGGTTTGATATGATTGCTTCCGGTGAAAAAACAGAAGAGTACAGAGAAATCAAGCCGTACTATGACAGCAGATTTATGAACACTTTCGGCTTTATCCTGGTTGGAGGACAGATGGTATACGGAGATGCAGCGCCGGAAGAAATCCGGAAGCCATGGCCGGTACCGATAGTATTTAGAAATGGCTATTCCAAAGAGTCCCCGGAAATCATCTGCAAATGCACATTGCATTTCGGAAAAGGCAAGCCGGAATGGGGAGCCGAGCCAGAAAAGTTATACTACGTGTTAAAAATACAGGAAACCGAGAAAGGAGCGGGACAATGAATAAAGTAATTTTGATGGGTCGCCTCACACGTGATCCGGAAGTTAGATATACCCAGGGGGAGCAGGCTATGGCAGTAGCGAGATACACCCTGGCAGTTGACAGAAGAGGAAAAAACCAGGAAAACTCAACAGACTTCATCCAGTGCGTTGCATTCGGCAAGGCGGGAGAGTTCGCTGAGAGATACCTGCATAAAGGGACAAAGATTGTGCTGACCGGCAGAATACAGACTGGAAGCTACACGAATAAAGAAGGCCAGCGTGTATATACGACAGACGTTGTAGCAGAGGACCAGGAATTTGCCGAGAGCAAAAACACCGAGGGCGGTGGTACATATAGCAATCAGCCAGCACCGGCACCACAGCAGAATGACGGTGGATTTATGAGCGTGGACGAGGACAGCGAATTGCCGTTCACATAATAGGAGGTATAGATGCAATGCAGGACAATATGAGCCAGGAAGATGTTGAGAAGGTAGAGGCATTCATACAAAACGAAGAACTATGTGATTTTTGCACGCTTAGCGAAGAATGTCCGAAAGGAATGAAGTGCTATGGCGGAGAACCGATAGAACCAGCCTGCACGGATTTAAGCGATCATTTTGTAGAGATGTGCATAGATAAAGAAGCAATATTAGAGTACCTGGAAGGATTGGAGGAATGATTGTGAAACAGTACACATTGAATCGTAAGACGTACAAGGACGTAAAGAAAATGGATCATCAGCAGATGGACCAGTTCTGTCAGAATTTATACAAGGCAGGCCATGCAGATGGAATGAAGGATGCGGAAGGATTGACAGAGAGTGAGGTTCGAGATGTGATCTTGGGCGTAAAAGGAATTGGGCCAAAGAAAGCAGAGGACATCGTGAAAGCTCTGACGGAAGCACAGAAAGAAAGGAGTTAATTGACAAATGGATAAGAGTAAGGTATATTTGGAAGTACCGGAGTTCACTGGCGAAAATGTTCCGGTAGCGGTTGCAGCAAGAGTGATGAAGAAAGACCAGCAGTTTATACGCCAGGGTATTATCCTTGGATTTTTGAAATTCGGAGTTGCATTCAAGAAAGAAGGAAGCAGCCAGTACGACTACTACATTTCCCCGATGAAATTTTGGGAAGAGACAGGGTTTGTATATGCCGGAGAAGAGTGCTAAAATTGCCGTGAGAAGCGCTCGCAAGTGCGAAAAATTGCTGGATAGGAAACACGCAGGTAACAAAAACGCCGATGCGTGCGATAAATAGGCGATTCACTGTTTCCATCGAATAGGCTGCTGATGAGGGCAAATTCTAAATAGAAAGCTTGATTTTATAGGCTTTTTTGAGACTCATATCATTTATGGTATGGGTCTCTTTTTTTCT